ATCTTCATATTGATAAACTCTATGTTTATTTGCTCTTTCATCAATCCATTTCTGTTTAATATCCCAGCTATCAGGTTTGTAATTAGAATATCTAGTTTTTATATCTGCTAGTGGTTTTGACCAATTGACTTTTAAGCTTGTTTTAAAGACTTTAAAACCTTCAGGTATTAATTCAATCATACCCTTTAAATTTCTAGCAGAAGAACCAAGCATTCTAAAGTCACCAGTAATTGGTGCTCTTACAGCTGCACCTAAAAATGTATTAATGGAGTTTTGAAATGCATTAGCAGTTGTACCGATTGCTGCTCTTAATGGAGTTTTTGGGCTACTTAATAGACTATTTATTAAAAGAGTTTCTAGTTCTTCCATTAATGCACCAGTTTGTGCTTTATCTCCAAACATTCCTCCTCTTATCTTTTGTCTCATCCAAGCATCAAAATCTGTCCAGTTTGAAATTTTATTAGACATTGAAAATACTTCTAAAATCCCTTGAGCTAATTCATCAGATTCACTTTCTTTAAGCATCTGCATCATTAGACGGACACCATCTACTGTTTCTTGATCTATTTCTTTTGCTCTTTTTGTAGCTGCTGCTGCTCTTGCAGGTCCTTGTAGTTTTTTAAATTCAGCTCCAGCATAATATCTAGCTCTTTTAACTTCTTTTAAACCAAAAATTAAATGATCTTCTAAGTTTTTCATTATGCTGTCAGGAGCAAATACATCTACAAGAGGATTTAATTCAGCTCCAGCTATTCCTAAATTTCTTAGTTTTTTAAATATTGCACCATTGACCATATCAGCAACAAGAACATTTTCCATTGACCAATGTTGTTGGCTTGGATTCCAAGGTCCATCACCAGTTTGTGCTGGTAAATCTCTTAGTATGGGTTCCCAAAATTCATCACTAGGTACTCCACCATCCCATCTATTCATTACTTCTTGCATACGATCAAAAGCTGGTTGGAAAGCTTCTCTAAAAGAAACATTTGTACGTCTTAATTCTTTTACAAATTCCTTAAATTCAGCTTCACCCCATAATTCTTTTGCTCTTTTTTTCAAGTAATTTACTGTTTCACCAGAAATCTGTGCACCTCTCTCTGCCTGTGTAGGTGTTAAAACATCTCCAGTACTTCCATTACTTGTTGGTCCAGCATCATCAATTCTATTTAATTGCTTATATATATTAAAAAAGCTTCCTTTTGGTTGATTGGAAGCAGGAGATCCTTGTCCAGGCTGGGCTAATGGTTTATTTTTATGCCCTCTCATTCCTGACTTAATTTGATTAGGCTTTGGAATTCTAGATTTAACAATTGCCGAAGTAGGTAAATCTTTTGTAGTCTGACCTGTTATTTCTAGTGGATCAGGTATTACATCTACATCAATTACATCTCCTTGTTTAACAATTGCCGAAGTAGGTAAAGCTTCTGGAGTTCTAAATGTAGCATCATATTCAAGTTCCTCTGCTAGTTCTTTTTTACCTTTTTCTACAATTTGTTCAACAATATTATCATTGTTTCTTTTTACAATTGCAGCTCCTTTATCCCCACCCCACTTTAAAAATAAATGGTCTATTAATTTACCTAGACCCATTTCTTCTACAGTATTCTTAAAAGTAAGAACTAAAGGACTATCCTCATCATTTGTTGCAATACCACCGAGTATCCATTTCATCTGAGGTACTCTTTTTACTAATTGACCAGTAACGTTATCTCCTTGTGAGAAGTCAGAAACAAGAGCTACCGCACCTTCAGCTACTAATGCATTTGGAGCACCAGCTCTCATTGCAAGACTTCCACCTACTCCATATTTTGTGACAGTAGATCCAAGATTTCCCCACCAAGAGTTAACCCAAGGATCTTTTTCACGAGGTAATGGATTCCAGTCAGGTACATATTTTTTACCTGTACTTCGGCTCATCATTACGCCTTTTTCGTTATACATATCACCACGAGTCATATCGTAATAACGCTCTGGTGCAGTAAGAATTGAGCTAACTAAACGTGTACCACCTTTAAAAATAAAATTTCTAACTTCAAGTGGTATGTCTCCTCCTTTAGTTAAGGCGTGTCTTCTTTTTCTCCAAATGTCATAACTAAGAAACTTACCATCCAATTCGCCATCAGGTCGATTTTGATCAAAAAAAGGATTTAATTTATCCTGCCATCTTGTTGGTATAGTTTTATTGTCATAGATATCAAGATTAGTCATCAATCCGGCTTCTTCATCCTCACCCCACGGAATATCAAGTCGTAACTCTTCATACTGTGGATGATTACGGATGTCGTCACCATCAACTATAAATTCTTCTTGAAGAGCTGATTCATCAACTTCTTCATTAGTATCTACTTTTGAGGTTCCTAATCTTTCATCTAATCTATCTATCCTTTCATCAAGAAGCTCATTATATTCCGTAGAACTAATTTCTTCATTTTCCATATTTTATTTAGTTGGTTATAGGATACCTTCCATCATTAAAGATGGTTCTATATTTAGAATTGAGTTAGTGAATTTTGGAATTGAGTCATCCGTAGATGAATTTAAAAAACTTTCATCAAATTCTAAAAAATTGTTTATATCTAAAAAATCATATTTAGCTTGATCTATAGATAAGAAATTACTTTTATATCTAAGTTTATTTTCAACTTCTTTAAGTACTGGATTATCTAAAACTTCCTCTTCAGATGGTTTTAGTAATTCTTTCTTTGTATCTTCGGAGATATTATATCCACCTTCAACAGCTTCAGGATAAAGTTTTTGCCTTTTTTTGTTAGCTTTTACTTGTGCCACCATAATATCCCAGCCACTAACACCTTTAATATCTCTTGCTAAACTTCTGTAAAAAAATGGAATTTCTCCACCATTTCTGAGATAATATTCAGCTTTTTCTAAATGTTTTTCACTTAATGGAATTACTTCATTTTCTAAGAAATTTAAAGTATCTTCTTTATTATTAAAATCTTTTGATCTTATAAATTTTGAAGCAATTCTATTATCTTCAAAAATTTGTTCAACGTCTTTATCACTTATAACGTCTTTCTTTTCAAAAAATTTATTGGTTTCACTAGGATCTTTTTCATAGACTTTATTAATAATCTCCATTGTTTTGTCATGAGCATCAGAAGGAGATAAGCCATCACGAATGTAATTATTTCGAGTCTCGTTATAAAAATCAATTGTATTGTTATAACCTCTTCGCCATGTTGGAGTATTTCTTTTCTCACCAGTTAAATTTGTAGCTTCACTAACCAAAGCTTTTATATCACCTTCAGCTCTTTCTGCATAAGGATTTTTAGCAGCTAAAGGTGAATCATCTTTTACTATTTTACTGTACTCTTTATAGACCGCATTAGATACATCATCCAAATCAGATTCAACTAGATAACCTCTTTGTCTTCTTAATTCATCTAAATCTCTTTTATCTTGATCATCGTCTCTATCTTCTTGAGTAGCATAATTTTTTAACCAATCTGGATAATCAGTTAAACCAGTAACCTTTTCATATTCACTTAGATGCTCGGCTAGTTCTTCCTCATCCATAACCTCACCGTTTTCTCTAAGCTCTTTTGTCCTAGCTGTAAATTTATTTTTAAACTCTTGTTTTGCAATCTTTAATTCATTTTGTTGATTCTTAACTTGTTGTGCCTCGTAGTCTTTTACATCTTGTTCAAGTTTCAACCATCTAGTTTTCCATCTACCAACTTTGTAAGTCTTTCCATCAATTTCAATTTCTTGGTTTTGTATAGCTATTAAATCTTCTGCTGATAATTGTCCTGTTTTTGCTAGGTCTGTAAGAATTTCAAAAGTTTCATCTAGTGCTTCAGCTCGGTTATATCCCTCACCATCTTTATTAGCAGTAATTTTTATCTTACCTAATAAAGCTTCGAAATCTTTATCATCTCTGAACTCTTCAACTGCTTTTTGACGACTTTCAAAACCACTTTGTATTGCATCATCTTTTACATACTGTTTATACAAATTATTATGAGAAGTTATTGCTTGATCGTAAAAACCAACTGACTCATCATTTAATAAAGCTGGATTTACTGAACCTAAATCATTTTGTCTCATGTACTCTCTTCTAAGAGCTTTCATAGCAATTTTTTTTTGCTCTAAAGTTTCAGCAGTTTGAGGTGTAAATTCTTGTCCGTTATATTCTAATTTTAAATCACCATTATTTTGCATTTCTCCCTTGATCCAGTCGTCATAGCCATCAGCTGCTATTTTTGACTTTGCTCTTACGTAGTAATAAAGACCAGCTCCAGATAAGTTGTGTATCTGTTTAGCTTCTTGAAAACTTGCGCCTTGTTCTAAGGCAGAGTTAGCTGTTTTAGCTAATTCCTTGTCATTTTTTAAAACAGTATCTCTGTTTTCTATATATTCTGCGTTTACTTCTTCAGAAATGTTAGGGTCACCAGTTTGCTCTTTAGCTTCTAAATGTTCTTCAGCAACCTTAAGCTCCATATCTTTCTGCAACTGAGCATCATCTCTTTTGTACTTATCTTGTACAAATTGATCTAGTTTTTGAGAAAAACCTTGTAGTGCGTTAAGTCTTTGTAAATCACGTTGCCTCTCACTGGCAATCATATCTCGATCATAACTTCTAGCTCTATCTACGTTACGTTGCTCTCCCTGAGTTAAGTTATTAAGTACGTCTCTGTAAGACATTATTCAATTACCTCCAAAAACTATTTGATTGTCTATACCTAAATTTTGAGCAGAATTTTCAACTGATTTGTTACTAAAATAATCATCCATTTCCATTTGTAGAGATCCACTTTGATTGAAAATATTTGATGGTGTACTGTAATTTGGAACTTCCATTGTTATTGATTCAGAAATAGATGGACTACTTTGACTTGGTTGCCAAGGCATATTTTGTACCCCAGTTGGAATTTCCTGTGGCTGATTATCTGTTAAAACGTTGTTCCAGCCTGGTTTGTTAGTGTAACCTTTGTACTGGTTGTATCTGTTTAAACCAGCTCCAGCTATAGACAAAGCTGTGTTTAAAAAACTTGGTTGTTTTTTATACTGTTGTAATAAAGGTGGTGCTTCTGGGCTAGGTCTTCCAGTTATGTACTCAACATATTTACCTTGTGCAAATTCAGCTAATCTTGTACCTGACCGATCTGCAAATAATATTTGACTATCTCTAGAAAAGGCAGCTTTTGCACCAGCAGCAGCCCATTGTGCTCCTAATTCAGCAATACCACCTCGTCCAGTTCTTCTGCCAGTTTGTTCTCTTCCAGCACCAGCATTAATCATTTTAGTAAGTATTTGTTGTTGAGCAATTGCAGTATTACCGGCAACTTCTCTTGCTTTTAACTGTGCTTCAGCTATAGCGTCTTTAGTTTCTCGCCACTTATTATCAACTGCAATATCACTATTTTGTTTATCGTTTAACCAAGCAAGATTTGCATTACGATTTTTAGTATTGTAGTTATTTATAAGTAATTGGTTTTGTCTAGCAATAGCTTGATTTTGTCTAGCAACATCTGCACGTTGCTGTCCGTATCCGAGTAGTCCTTGAAAAAGATCTAAACCGAATCCTATGCCAGAACTTTGTCCGGCTGTTAATTTTGAACACATTGTATTTTACAAAATTCAATAAATGGTAAATAATGCGGACCATGTAAAACTTCTCTTAGAAATTTAAAGCCCAAAAATTTTAATAGTCTTAGGTGTGCTGTATTGCGTTTATCGCAAATATTCCATAATAATTTTTCAGATCTTTTATCTACCCATCGTTTTGCTTCTCTAGAAAAAGCAATAGGGTATTGATGGATTACAGGTGTACAAAGCATCCATATTCTTCCATCATTATTCACTCCAGCCATGCCAGCAGTCTTGCCGTTTGGCATAGTGAAATAGATATTTTCTCCAGATTCTAGAAAAAGAGGGAGATGGATACTGGGTAGTAATCCATGCCCCTCAACTAATTCTCTATAATCATCTGAACGTAAGTTATGTGCAACTTCTAACGCTACCTTTTTAGTAGCTGGGCGTATTTTTATTTTAGACACGTTGATAATATTTAGGGTTATAATCACCTTCCCAAGTCATTGAAAACAACTGAAATGGTCTGGCATCATATGAGAGAAATACAAGTTGAAGATTTGTATTTTTTTCAAATATAGGAATTGTTCTTATTACTTCTTGTTCAACAAGTTGGGTATTAAGTTTGAGACCACTGCTAATTAATGGCACTTCTCGCCAAACTCCACTAACTTCTTTGTTATCAGGAGTTAGGAATGCAACACTAGTCTCTCCTACATCTCCTAAAGATAAATGACATCTGTGAATTACTAATGATCCTCTAATGTCAGCTCTAGTTTTATCTCCAACTTGTTTAGTTACATAGATTTTTGGCAGGGTAACTATAAAATATATGGCATAACCAATTACAAAATCAAAACCTGTCCAATCTCCATCTATTTCAAATTTATTTACATCTGAATCAGTAGGAAGTGCATAATCAAATCTACCAATATTTTCATTACGATCAGCTGTGCCGACTGCTCCTACGTTTGGTGCATATGCATATACTGAACTTGCAAGTTTACTAAGTGGTTGATTCTGAGTAATTCTTGTTCCGTATAAATAACCTAAAGGTCTGTCAAATGTAGTTTTGTTTGTAGCCGAGTCATAAGCAGAAGAAGGTAAGGCTGTAATTACACTATGTCTATCAAGATGGATAGGAAATCTGAGAGATTCTGGATAATTATCATCAGAAGTAGGAGCTGTTCCAGTTAAAAGTGTGCTATCTCGTTTTCTAAGATCAATTGCTTCTAATGTATATTCAACAACTTCATCGGTATAATCCCAATAATTTAATCCAGTATCATAACTTTGAATTACTTGGTAATAAACATCAGTAAACAGTGCATGATGTTCTAAATACCCACGCCAACTCCATTCAAACCATGCTGACTGTACTCTTTTTTCACCATTACTAAAATATTTAAAACCCCATACATTATTAGTACTACCACCTATAAATAGTATTTGATTTTCTTTTGATACAACAGGATCTTTAAAATAATGACGAAGTTGTGTTGCAATCAGTTTACTTTGTTCTAAAACTGTAGGTTCACCTTCACGTCTGATATCTGTCATTTCAAAGACCCTAGTAAATTTACCTGTTCTATTTAAAAAACCAACTGATTGACCTAATGAAAAAGGAACAGTTTTAGGGTCATAATTATATGAGCAAAGATAATTTATTTTAGCTGTAGAAGGAGTTAAGGCATCACTATCTGTAGTTAGTAAAAACTGTTGATTAGGACTAAACAATAACAATCCTGAGTTTACTTCTATACCATCAAACAAAGTTGTTGGAAAAGTAGCACTCGCTTGTATATCTATTGGATCAGCTGTTGTTTCTGACATAGCTGTTGAACTGAAGAAATTAAAGAAATCATTTGTTTTAGACAAAACAACATTACCTTTACTTAAGACAGCTAATCTATTTCTAAAAAACAACATTTTTTCTAGATTACTTCCTATAAAACTAGGAACTGGGTTTGTATTATCATCACCTACATCACGTTTAGTAAAATCAATTTCCTGTATTAAAAATCTTCCCTCTGGATATACATTTCCTGGTAACTCTCTGACTATTCTTACAGGCATAGTAGTTTTATCTATTTCTATTTCTATGCTTGGTGCAGGGCATTCTTCCCATACTCCTTCACCAAAATAATCTGTGCCTGCAACTGTGCCTGCATTTGCCTGTTTAAACTTTAAATAGAAATCATCATCACTATCACCACTATTAACAATTTTTACCACATAATTATGTCTACAGTTAGTAGGTAATTCTGTTATATCATTTGCTTCATTAGTAATGATATTCATTAGTTGTGGTTCAGGTGTACTTACAGCAAAAGGAGTAGCCCGTTTTAAATGTAAACAGTTACCTGTAATAGTTGCAGTAATACCAGTAGCACCGTTGGCAGCTACATATGTAGATGAGTTTGGATCAGATATAGAATCCAGTTCAGTCTTCATTGCACCAAGTATGCCTGCTGCTGTAACAGCTTCGTCAGCACTAGAAGATGTAGCTGGTGGACGTACATATGCAATATTTGCTGTGTGTTGAGATGTTACATGAGAAGTAATTTCTATAGCACCATTACCACCTTTTTTAGTTGTATAACCATTTGTATAACCTGTTTGCCAACCTTCACCTCCAAATTGAAGCTTTGCATATGGTTGATAAGAATCATTATATTGAGGACCAGATGTACTACCTCCTAAATTTGCAGGATCAACAACAGGAACACATCTAACATCTATTTCATATCTTAAATTTCTTACCGCTGGATTATTGGAGGTAGCGTCAAACATAACTTCTCGACCCATAGCTTGACATGTACCATCATTAGCTCCACCTGTATGGGAAAATCCTGATAAATGAGCTATCGAAGTAGCTCTATGTTCCGTTACTGGTGTCCCTGGATTAGCTGGATCATAGATATTTAATGCGTATTGTTTACCATAAGAAATTGTCTTTAATTCAATTATTGCTTCATTAACTAGCTCTGGTGAACCATCTCCCGTGACAGCACCATTCGCATCAACAACTGGTTTCATACTAGTAGTTTTTGTTCTATTAGTTAGAAAAGTTTGTTCGTTTAATGTAAGTGCTTGTATGTCAGATGTTTCAGTCCAACCATTAAGATAAGTTGATAAGCCAGTACCTGTTACCCCTGAGTAATCAATTAAATTTATAGTGTTTCCGTTACTATCTAAAACTCCATTATTGTCATGGTAGGAGAAACCATCTCTTGTTCTCCATAATTGAATTACACCGTTTGTATTAACACAACCAATATATTGATTATCCTCATCATTGTAAATATTAAACCATTTAATAAGACCTGAATTAGGATATATTTTTTTTATAAATTTACTTCCTGGTCTTTTTTTTAAACCTTCAGTAACGTCTGGTATTCCATTTGATAAACTACGAACTTGTCCAGGTAATTTCAGTTCATCTGGCTGTTCAGACTCACCTAAAATAAAGTTTGGTATTTGTTGTGTTACTGCGGTCATTATCTTTGTAATCCTTTAAATGGTTTATATGTTGAATAATTTGTATTTTCAGGAAAATTAAGCATGTTGTAATCACCCTGATTACATTCATATTCCAAACATGATGCTCTAGCTGCTTGCTCTTGCAATTGTAAAAGTTGCACTAAACTAGTATTTGTGACTAATTGTGCTGCTGCTCTGCCAGCTGCTTTATAAGTTATTAATCTTTTAAATATTGAAGGAATATCTTCGTATTCAAAAAAATATACAACATTACAAAAAATCTCATCTTCAAATTCATAAGTATGATTTACTTTGTCATACAATTTTCCATGTCTTCTAATGATATTAATTGATTTATCTTCTGGATTTTCTGAATCTATTCGTAATACATTAGTTGGAATTATGATGTGTTTTGTAGTTGGATCTGGTGTGAATTTTACATGATCTTCTCTATTAAAAGACCATCCTTCATTTTGTATATCACTATTACACTCTTTTAATATATTATGTATTATTGCTGTTTCTGGATCTGTATAGGCAGGAGTATTAGAACCAGTACTTAATTCTATTGCTGTTACAGGATTCTGACCAATAGCTCCCAGTATTGTATTTACAGCGGAGAGTTCGGTCTCGTTATTTATTGTTGTGGGAACTGTCATAAAAAAAAAGGGAGCCGAAGCTCCCGTATAAAGTGTATAAATTTAGAACGCAGAAGGAGCAGAAGCACCAACATATAGTTCAACAGCAGCAGCAGGATTTAAGTAATCACTTCCCATTGCCATACGTCCAAGTATTACATCGCCTTGATATATTACTGAGACATCGCCGTTTGTAACTTGTACCTGTGGACCAATAGCCTCTACAACACCAGCAGCTTCCTTTTGGAAGATAAGTCCACAAGACTTAGCACCTAACTCAGCGTTAGTACCGTAGTCATTGTTAACTCCGCCAGTAGCGTTAGCATTTTCAGGTGTAGGTCCAATGAAATCGCCAAGTTTTCCTGGACTTGTTTCACCGGTTGTACCGCCGTAAGCAACACCATACTTGCCAAGGAAAGGAATATTCATTGACTTGTAGATGTGGATTCCAGCGATTTCTATAACGCCACCACCGCCTTGTAAAGCAGTACCCTGAACATCTCTGTTTACTAGACCGTTAGAACCTATGTCCTGTATGAGGGAATAATATTGTCTAGGGTTTAATACCGCACATCTACCGTCAGAGCTTACTCCCTTTTCATCTAGAGCAGCTGCTGCGTCATAAAATGCGTTGACGAGATTTCCAGCGTTATAAGCATCAGAATCGTTAGTTGTAGATCCAACTCTGATTTGTGTTCCACCTGGTTCTTCAAAACTAGTTGCAGAAACAGGAGATGAAGCCCTAGCTCCTCGTGTTATAGAACGGAAGATAAGTCTGTCATATTTTTCAGCGAGAGCATATCCGATCTTCTTAGATATTTCTCCTCTTAATTCGTAGTGAGCAAGTGTCTCATCTAGGTCATAAACAAATGCAGAACTAATTAGTAGATCATCCATAACGATGGTCTTTTCTGCAACTGGAGGAGCCTTGTCACTGTTTCCTAATATAGGGGTTCCTGGTGTATGGAACTCAGAAGTCATACGACCTGTATAGATGAACTGTAGAGATTTACCGTTCTTTAAGGTTCTCTTAGTAACGAGATCTCTTGCGATAGTCTCGTGCTGGAAGCCTTTAAACATCTCTCCACTGAACAGCTTCAGATACAATTCGTACTTATCGGTTGCACCACCATAACCAGTACCTGTAGATAGATTACTTCTACCTAAAGCAACTTGATTAGCGTTAGCCATTTTTCAATTAAAAATTAAAGGTATATATTGTCGTCTTCACATGTGAAAATATAGGAATCTTATTTGTTTTATATAAGACTCAATTTAGTGCGTGGTCTATCCCACCGTCTAGACGGCTGATGAGTGTCCTCGTAAGGGTCAAAAGCCATAGTGAAAGGGAGTCCGACTCTGAGGTGCTCCCTTTCTTTGTTGTTACTTAACTAATTTAGTGTAAGTAACGCCACGATATACGTAAGTTACTGTCATGAGTAAACCTCCATATACCTAGACCCCGTTCCATGTCTAGGTTGTCATGCGTCCTATACAGGATGAACGGACGTGGCTCTTATTCAGTTTCAGCTTCAGCTTTTTTTGCTTTCGCTTTAGGTTTTTTCACTGATTTTTCAAATTCAGCAATAGGTATATTCTTTCTACCTGTTGTTGTTTGTTTCCAGTGTCTAGCGTTTTCTGTCATATTAATAAGAAGGCTCACCTTCTGGTTCTTTGTACTTAGGAATTTCTTCTTGTCTATATTCCTCTAGTAATTTATCTACCTGTTTCTGTAGTTTAAGAATTTCTGGATCTTTTGTTTTCATACTATTCCAATGGCGGATAACGCCAGAGCATATAAATAAGTTAGTGATTAAGGTTAGATATAAACAAAAATTTTTCAACCAATTTGTGGGGCGGTAAGTGCCACTTCAGTTGCTTCAGTTGAAGCTAAATCAAGTGGAAAATTATGAGCGTTACGTTCATGCATAACCTCGAAACCAAGGTTTTGTCTGTTAACAATGTCTGCCCATGTAGGTATAACTTTTCCATTTACATCAACTACTGATTGGTTAAAGTTAAAGCCGTTTAGGTTAAATGCCATAGTGCATATCCCCATTGAAGTTAGCCATATGCCAACAACCGGCCAAGTAGCAAGAAAAAAATGAAGAGAACGAGAGTTATTGAAAGACGCATATTGAAAAATAAGTCTGCCAAAGTATCCGTGTGCAGCAACTATATTATAAGTTTCCTCGTCCTGACCAAACTTGTAGCCATAGTTCTGTGAGATATCCTCCGAGGTCTCCCTAATGATTGAGGAAGTAACAAGGCTTCCGTGCATAGCACTAAACAAAGAACCGCCAAACACACCCGCAA